ATGATCGTTGAGACACCGGCCGGAGAGCCGTTGGCGAGGCCCCTCGTCACCGAGGCGATGGGGCTTCTGGATCAGATCGTCGTGGAGATCCACACGGCGATGGACAGGTTGCGAAAGGGCGATCTGGGCGACCTCAAGGACGGGGTGCGCGTCATCAGGGACCTCCGCGCGGCCCTGCAGATCGTGTTCGAGGAAAGGGCGAAAGTTGCGAAACTCAAGGAAGACGGTGGCGGAGGCGGCGGCGAACGGGCGCTCGATCTCGACGCCGCCCGCGTTGAGATCGGCCGCAGGCTGGCTCGCCTCCGCGATGCCGGAGACGGTTGATGCCTTCCTGGCCGGCCTCAGCGACGCGGCCTTGATGGCGCTCCCGTGGCTCTTCGAGTTCTGGGCGCTGCCGCACCAGCTGCCCCCCGAAGGGGCATGGCGGACCTGGGTCGTCATGGGCGGGCGCGGCGCGGGCAAGACCCGCGCCGGGGCGGAATGGGTGCGCGCCCAGGTCGAGGGGGCGCGTGCGGCCGATCCGGGCCGCGCCCGGCGCGTGGCGCTGGTGGGCGAGACGATCGACCAGGCGCGCGAGGTCATGGTCTTTGGCGAGAGCGGGATACTCGCCTGCTCGCCGCCCGACCGCAGGCCGGCCTGGGAGGCGACGCGCAAGCGGCTCGTCTGGCCGAACGGGGCGGTGGCGGAGCTTTACTCGGCCTTCGATCCCGACAGCCTCAGGGGGCCGCAGTTCGACGCGGCCTGGGTCGACGAGCTTGCCAAGTGGAAGAAGGCGAAGGAAAGCTGGGACATGCTCCAGTTCGCGCTCAGGCTCGGCGAGCATCCGCAGCAGGTGGTGACGACGACGCCCAGGAACGTCGGCGTGCTGAAGGCGATCCTGAAGAACCCGTCCACGGTGCTGACGCAGGCCCCCACGGAGGCCAACCGCGCCTATCTCGCGGCCTCGTTCCTTGAAGAGGTGCGGGCGCGTTATGCCGGCACCCGCACGGCGCGGGAGGAACTGGACGGGGTGTTGCTGGAGGAGGCGGAGGGCGCGCTCTGGTCCACCGCGCGGCTCGACGCCGGGCGCAAGGCGACGCCGGAGGGGCTGAGCCGGATCGTGGTCGCGGTCGATCCGCCGGTCACCGGCCACGCGGGTTCGGACGAATGCGGCATCATTGTTGCCGGTGTGGTGGCCGAGGGGCCTCCGGCGGACTGGCGGGCCTATGTGCTGGAGGATGCGAGCGTCCGGGCGGCCTCGCCGGCGGACTGGGCCCGGGCGGCGATCGCGGCGATGGACCGGCACGGCGCGGACCGGCTGGTGGCGGAGGTCAACCAGGGCGGTGATCTCGTCGAGACGGTCGTGCGGCAGGTCGACCCCCTCGTGCCGTTCCGCGCCGTCCGCGCCGCGCGCGGCAAGACGGCGCGGGCGGAACCGGTGGCCGCGCTCTACGACCAGGGGCGGGTGCATCACGTCAGTGGCTTCGACGCGCTCGAGGACCAGATGTGCCGGATGACGGTCGCAGGCTTCGAGGGGCAGGGATCACCCGACCGGGTGGACGCGCTCGTCTGGGCGCTGACCGACCTTATGGTGGAACCGGCGGCGAAATGGCGGCGGCCGCAGGTGCGGAGCCTTTAGCCACGGCGGGGGGCCGTCTGCCCCCCGCCCCCCGAAGGTATTTCCGGCAAGATGAAGGGCAGGCGGTTTGCGGCAGCAGGCGGCCGCGCTCGTTGCGGGTCGAGACAGGAGTTGACGGATGGCATGGAACATCTTTCGGCGCGCCGGGGTGGCGGCGCCGGAGCAGAAAGCCTCGGCCACCGGGCGGGTGATCGCCTGGGGATCCTCGGGCCGGGTGATCTGGTCGCCGCGCGACACGGGGAGCCTGACCAGGACCGGGTTCTCCGGGAATCCGGCCGGGTTCCGGGCGGTGAAGCTGATCGCCGAGGCGGCGGCGGCGCTGCCGCTGGTCTGCCAGGACGGTGCGCGGCGCTACGACGTGCATCCGGTGATCGACCTGATGCGGCGGCCCAATCCGGGGCAGGGGCGGGCGGAGCTATTCGAGGCGCTCTATGGCCAGATTCTGCTCAGCGGCAACGGTTATGTCGAGGCGGTGGGGGGTGCGGGACTGCCGGCGGAGTTGCATGTGCTGAGGTCCGACCGGATGAGCATCGTGCCGGGCGCCGATGGCTGGCCGGTCGCCTATGACTACACGGTCGGCGGGCGCAAGCACCGGTTCGACATGTCGGGGCCGGCCGATCCGGTCTGCCACATCAAGTCGTTCCATCCCCAGGACGACCATTACGGTCTTTCGCCGATGCAGGCGGCGGCGGTGGCGGTCGATGTCCACAACGCGGCCTCGGCCTGGTCGAAGGCGCTGCTGGACAATGCCGCGCGGCCCTCGGGCGCGATCGTCTACAAGGGCTCGGACGGGCAGGGGGCGCTCAGCCCCGACCAGTACGACCGGCTGGTGCACGAGATGGAGATGCACCATCAGGGAGCGCGCAACGCCGGGCGGCCGATGCTGCTGGAGGGCGGGCTCGACTGGAAGCCGATGGGGTTCAGCCCCTCGGACATGGAGTTCCAGAAGACCAAGGAGGCGGCGGCGCGGGAGATCGCCACGGCCTTCGGCGTGCCGCCGATGCTGATGGGCATTCCGGGGGATGCGACCTATGCCAACTACCAGGAGGCCAACCGCGCCTTCTACCGGCTGACGGTGCTGCCGCTCGCCACGCGTGTCACGGCGGCGGTGAGCTACTGGCTGTCGACGCATCTCGGCGAGCAGGTCGAGCTCAGGCCCGACCTCGATCAGGTGCCGGCGCTCGCCGCCGAGCGCGACCAGCAGTGGACGCGGGTGGGCGAGGCGACGTTCCTGACCGATGCCGAGAAGCGGAGCATCCTCGGGCTCCCGCCGCTCGCGGCCGGGGGCTGACGATGGCGGGGCCGGGGTCGCGCTACCTTAAGGAGCCGTTCGAGTGTGGGCACGAGCACCGCTTCGAGGCGACCGAGAGGATCATGGCGTTGCAGTTCGGGACCGTCGAGAAGCGGCTGGAGCGGATCGAGGCGATGATCGGCGGAGTCGAGCGGCGCCTGTGGATGACGGTCTTCGGGGTCTGCGGCGTGATCCTCGCCCAGGCCGTGCAGGGTCTGGTCGAGTTCGGGCCGAGATAGGGAAATGCGCATGACGACAAGCAGATACGGGCTGGAGACGAAGTTCTGCCAGCCGGACGGCGCGCTCGCGCTGACGGAGGGCTGCCGGATCGAGGGCTATGCCTCGCTCTTCGGGATGACCGACCAGGGGGGCGACGTGGTGATGGCCGGCGCCTATGGCCGGTCGCTCGCGCGGCTGAAGGCCGGCGGGCGTTCGGTGCGGATGCTCTGGCAGCACGACGCCACGCAGCCGATCGGGGTCTGGGACGAGATCGCCGAGGATGGCCGGGGACTGCGCGTCAAGGGCCGCATCCTGACCGAGGTCGCCAAGGGCCGCGAGGCGGCGGCCCTCGTCGCGGCGGGGGCGATCGACGGGCTCTCGATCGGATACCGCACGGTGACGGCCGAGAAGGATGCGAAGGGGCAACGACTCCTTCGCGAAGTGGAACTCTGGGAGGTGTCGCTGGTCACCTTTCCGATGCTTCCCGAGGCGCGGGTCGCAGCCAAGGGCGAGACGCCCGAGTCTGCTGCCCTGCGCGAGATGGCGGCGCTGTTCGAGGCGGCGCGCCGGACGCTGGCGGGGCGCTGAGGCCCGCCCGACCAACCCCTGACGTGAGGTGATGGGTATGAAGACGACCGAGACGAAGGCTCGGGCCGGGGAAGGCTTGTCCGGCGCTCCGGCCGAGGAAGTGAAGTCCGCACTCGCCGGGTTCCTGCGCGAGTTCAAGGGCTTTCAGGACGAAATGACATCTAGGCTGCAACAACAGGAAGAGCGACTGACCATGCTGGATCGCAAGTCTTTCTCCGCCGGGCGCCCGGCGCTTTCCACCGCCGTCGATCTCGACGCGCCGCACCGGAAGGCCTTTGCGGCCTACCTGCGGTCGGGCGACGACGACGGGCTGCGCGGGCTTGTCCTCGAGGGCAAGGCGCTGAACACGCAGGTGAACGCGGACGGCGGGTTCCTCGTCGACCCGGAGACCTCGGATCGCATCCGCGGTGTGCTGAAGGCCACGTCGTCGCTGCGCACGATCGCCAACGTGGTGAACGTGGAGGCGACATCGTTCGACGTGCTGGTCGATCACACCGACCTCGGCTCCGGCTGGGCGACCGAAACGGCGGGGCTGAGCGAGACGGGGACGCCGCAGATCGACCGCATCTCGATCCCGCTCCATGAGCTTGCGGCGATGCCGAAGGCGAGCCAGCGCCTGCTCGACGACTCGGCCTTCGACGTGGAGGGCTGGCTGGCCGAGCGCATCGCCGACCGCTTTGCGCGGGCCGAGGCGCAGGCCTTCGTTTCGGGCGACGGCGTGGACAAGCCGAAGGGCTTCCTGACCCACACGTCCGTCGACAACGGCGTCTGGGCCTGGGGATCGCTCGGCTACGTGCCGACGGGCGCGGCGGGTGATTTCGCGGCGACGAACGCCTCGGATTCGATCATCGACCTCGTCTACGCGCTGAACGCGGAATACCGCGCGAACGCCGCCTTCGTGATGAACTCGAAGACCGCGGGCGCCGTACGCAAGATGAAGGATGCCGATGGCCGCTTCCTGTGGTCGGATGGGCTGGCCGCCGGCGAGCCGGCGCGCCTGATGGGTTATCCGGTGCTGATCGCGGAGGACATGCCGGACATCGGCGCAAACGCCTATGCCATCGCCTTCGGGGATTTCCGGTCGGGCTACACGGTGGCCGAGCGTCCCGACATGCGGGTGCTGCGCGACCCGTTCTCGGCCAAGCCGCACGTGCTCTTCTACGCCTCGAAGCGTGTGGGCGGTGACGTGAGCGACTTCGCGGCGATCAAGCTCCTGAAATTCGCGATCTCGTAAGAGGCGCGGATCGGCCGGGGCCTTCGGGCCCCGGCCAGACGGGCGCGGGTCGCCCATATCCCCCGCGTTGTCTAGCTGCTCCCTCCGTCCGAGCAACGCGGGACCGACCCGCGCCCGAACCCCGAGGGGGGAGGGCGCGACTTCCGGAGACGAACATGATGCTGAGCGAAGTGACGGCGGTGCCGCAGGCGGCGCTGCCGGTGGCGGAATTCAAGGACCATCTGAGGCTCGGCACGGGCTTTTCCGATGACGCCGTGCAGGACGCGCTGGCGGAAAGCTACCTTCGGTCGGCGATGGCGGCGATCGAGGGGCGGGTGAGCAAGGCACTGGTGGCGCGGGAGTTCCTGCTCGAACTCGTGGCCTGGCGCTGGCCGGATGCGCAGGCCCTGCCGCTGGCGCCGGTGAGTGCGGTGGGCTCGGTCACTGTCCGCGACCGCGACGGGGTGGCCGAACTGATCGACCCCGCGCGCTACCGGCTGGTGCGTGATGCGCAGCGGCCGAAGGTTGTGGCGGCGGGCGCGCTGCTGCCGGGGATCCCGGTCGGGGGCTCCGTCGAGGTGGTCTTCACGGCGGGCTTCGGCCCGGCCTGGGCGGACGTCCCGGCCGATCTGGCGCAAGCGGTCTTCCTTCTGGCCGCGCAGAACCACGAGTTCCGCCACGAGGCCGGCGCGGGACAGGCGATGCCCTTCGGGGTGATGGCGCTGATCGAGCGGTGGCGGACGGTGCGCGTGCTGGGTGGAGGCTCGGCATGAGCGCGCCGCGGCTGAGCCGGAGGCTGGTGCTGGAAGAGGCGCAGCGGGTGCCGGATGGTGCGGGTGGCCATGGGTTGACCTGGGTGGCCGTGGGTACGCTCTGGGGACTGATCGAGGCGGGGGCAGGACGCGAGCGGGCGGGCGAGTTCGTCACCCTGTCGAGCGTGGGCTACCAGATCACGGTGCGGGCTGCCCCGCCGGGCGCGCCGTCGCGGCCGAAGCCGGAGCAGCGGTTCCGCGAGGGAGCGCGGGTGTTTCGCATCACCGCGGTCACCGAGATGGAGCCCGACGGGCGTTACCTGACCTGTTTCGCGCAGGAGGAGGTGCTGGCATGAGTTACGGAGCTGCTGCCGCACTGCAGGCGGCGATCTATCAGCGCCTGACCGCGGACACGACGCTCGACGCGCTGGTGAATGGAGCGATCTACGATTCCGTGCCGCCGGGGGTCGTGCCGGGCACCTATGTTTCGATCGGGCCGGAGGATGTGCAGGACGCCTCGGACCAGGTGGGCCGGGGGGCACAGCATGAATTCGTCGTCTCGGTCGTCACCGATCAGGCGGGGTTCCAGAGCGCCAAGGCGGCCGCGGCGGCCGTCTCCGACGCGCTGACGGGGGCAACGCTGGTTCTCGCGCGAGGGCGACTCGTCGGTCTCTGGTTCCTCAAGGCGCGCGCGCGGCGGGTCGAGAAGGCCGACATGCGGCGGATCGACCTGACGTTCCGGGCGCGGATCGAGGACTGATCGGCACGAGCCACGCACGTGCGGAATTGGCGCAATTCGGGTGCCGGCATGCGCCTGGCGACCCCGAACACAGACACATCGGAGAACGGACATGGCTGCGCAGAACGGCAAGGACCTTCTGATCAAGCTCGACCTGACGGGCGGCGGGCTTTTCACGACGATCGCGGGGCTCAGGGCCACGCGCATCAGTTTCAACGCCGAGACGGTGGACGTCACCAGCCTGGAGAGCCAGGGCGGCTGGCGCGAACTGCTCGGCGGTGCGGGTGTGCGCTCAGCGAATGTCTCGGGTTCGGGCGTGTTCGTGGACAGCGCCACGGACGACCGCGCGCGCCAGATCTTCTTCGCGGGCACGGTGGAGACGTTCCAGGTCATCATCCCGGATTTCGGCATCGTCGAAGGGCCGTTCCAGATTACCGCGATCGAATACGCCGGGAGCTACAACGGCGAGGCGACCTACGAACTGTCGCTCGCCTCGGCCGGCGCGCTGAACTTCACGGCGATCTGATGACCAATCCCTGGACGGGGGAGGTCGGGCTGCGGCTCGACGGCAAGCGCCATGTCGCCAAGCTGACGCTCGGCGCGCTGGCGGAACTGGAGGCGGGGCTCGGCACCGGGACGTTCATCGAGTTGGTGGAGCGATTCGAGGCGGGGCGGTTTTCGACGCGCGACGTACTCATGCTGATCGTCGCCGGCCTGAGGGGCGGCGGCTGGGAAGGGACGGCCGATGACCTGCTGCGCGTCGAGATCGGCGGCGGGCCGGTGGAAGCGGCACGGATTGCGGCCGAGCTTCTGGCGCGGGCGTTCACTGTGCCGGAGGCCGGATGAACGGGCTGGACTGGCCCGGGCTGATGCGCGCGGGTCTTGGCGCGCTGGGCCTGACCCCGTGTGAGTTCTGGGCCCTCACCCCGGCGGAACTGAAGCTGATGCTCGGCGAGCCGCGGGCGGCGGCGCCCCTGAACCGGGCGCGGCTGGCCGAGCTTGCCCGCGCCTGGCCCGACCGGGTGCCCGAGGAGAGGAAGGAAGGCGACGATGCCGGTGACGGACGGACTGGACGGAATTGACGGGATCGAGGGGCTGGCGACGCAGGCTGCCGCACTGGAGACAAGCCTTGCCGGGGCGCAGGCGATGACCGCAGCTTTCGATGCCGAGCTTGGCCGGATGCGGGAGAGCATGATCTTCACCGGCCGCGAGGTGGGGACACTGTCGAAAAGCATCGGTGGCGGGCTGCGCCGGGCCTTCGACGGGCTCGTGTTCGACGGGATGAAGCTTTCCGACGCGCTGCGCCAGGTGACGAAGTCGATGGCCGACAGCGTCTATGGCGTCGCCCTGAAGCCGGTGCAAGACGCCGTGGGAGGCGCTGTCGCCAACGGGATCAACGGGCTCCTGAGCGGACTGTTCCCCTTCGAGAGGGGGGGGAGTTTCGCGCAGGGCCGGGTGATGCCCTTCGCGCGGGGCGGCGTCGTGGCCTCGCCGACGATGTTCCCGATGCGGAACGGGCGCGGCCTGATGGGCGAGGCGGGGCCGGAGGCGATCATGCCGCTGGCGCGTGGCGCGGACGGGCGGCTTGGCGTCCAGGCGCAGGGCGGCGGGCGTCCGGTGAGCATCGTGATGAATGTCACGACACCGGACGTGCAGGGCTTTGCCCGCAGCCAGAGCCAGATCGCCGCGCAGATGGCGCGGGCGTTGGCTCGTGGCGAGAGGAACCGGTGAGGAGGGCGGCATGGCGTTTCACGAGGTACGGTTTCCGGCGAACCTGAGCTTCGGCTCGGTCGGCGGGCCGGAGCGGCGCACGGAGGTCGTCGCGTTGACGAACGGGTTCGAGGAGCGCAACACGCCCTGGGCCGAGGCGCGCCGGCGCTACGATGCAGGACTGGGACTGCGGTCGCTCGACGACATTGCCGATCTGATAGCCTTCTTCGAGGCGCGGCAGGGCCAGCTTTTCGGATTCCGCTGGAAGGACTGGTCGGACTACAAGTCCTGCAAGCCGTCTGAAGGCATCGGCTTCGAGGACCAGACCGTCGCCACCGGCGATGGCGTGACTATGTCGCACCAGCTCGTCAAGTCCTATGCCTCGGGCGGTGCGTCGCAGCAGCGCGTAATCCGGAAGCCGGTCGCGGGGACCGTGCGCATCGGGCTTCAGGGCGACGAACTGCAGGAGGGCCTGCATTACGAGGTGGACACGTCGACCGGGATTGTCACCTTCGCGACCGCGCCGGCCGTCGGCGAGAGGATCACTGCGGGTTTCGAGTTCGACGTGCCGGTCCGCTTCGATACCGACCGCATCCAGGTCTCTGTCGCGTCCTTCCAGGCTGGCGACGCGCCGCAGGTGCCGGTGGTGGAGGTGCGGCTCTGATGACCTACCCGCAAGATCTGAGGGATCACCTGGCGACGGGCGCCACCACGCTCGCGCGCTGCTTTGCGGTGACGCGCAAGGATGGCGCGGTCATGGGGTTCACCGACCATGACCGTGACCTTTCGTTCGAAGGGATCGTCTTTCGCGCCGACTCGGGTCTGACCGCGAAGGCGATCCAACAGTCCACCGGGCTGTCGGTGGACAACACCGAGGCATTTGGGGCGCTGAAGTCGGAGGCCATCACCGAGGCGGATATCCTCGCCGGGCGATACGATGGTGCCGAGGTGCGCGGATGGCTCGTGAACTGGGCCGATGTGTCGGTGCGGGCGCTGCAGTTTCGCGGCACCCTGGGCGAGGTGGTGCGCAGGGGCGGCGGCTTCAATGCCGAGCTCCGCGGGCTGTCCGAAGGGCTGAACCGCGCGCAGGGGCTCATCTATCACGCCCGCTGTTCGGCCGTGCTCGGCGACGGGCGCTGCCGGTTCGATCCGAACCAGCCGGGCTATGCAGAGGAGCGTGTCGTGCACGAGGTCGCGGGCGCGCGCGTCTTCCGCTTCCCGGCGTTTGCGGGATATGACGACCGATGGTTCGAGAAGGGTCGGTTCTCGGTGCTCACCGGCGCGGCGGCGGGTCTCGTCGGCGCGGTGAAGAACGACCGGCTGAGGGCCGGCGACATCCGCGAGGTGGAGCTTTGGCAGGCGCTTGGAGCTTCCCCCGCGCCCGGCGACATGGTGCGGATCGAGGCGGGTTGCGACAAACGGCCGGACACCTGCCGGCTGAAGTTCGCCAACTATGACAATTTCCGCGGCTTTCCGGACATTCCGGGCGAGGACTGGCTGATGTCCTATCCCGCGGGGGCGGTCGTGAACGACGGCGGGAGCCGGCGCGGATGACGGATCGGGCGAGGCGCGTCGTGGAGATCGCGCGGGAGTGGGTCGGGACGCCCTATCGGCACCAGGCTTCGGCCAAGGGCGCCGGCACGGATTGCCTTGGCCTGCTGCGCGGCGTCTGGCGCGAGATCTACGGTGCCGAGCCGGAGCCGGTGCCCGCCTACACGGCCGACTGGTCCGAGCCCGACGGCGCGGAGCGGCTCTGGCAGGCGGCCCGGCGGCATCTGTGCCCCTGCGATCCCCAGGGTCCGCTCCGCGCCGGCGAGGTGCTTCTCTTCCGGATGCGTGCCGGATCGGTCGCGAAACATCTGGGCATCGCCGCCGAACGCGGCGGTCGGCCCACCTTCATCCATGCCTACTCCGGGCACGCGGTGGTGGAAAGCGCGCTTTCTGACCCCTGGGCGCGGCGGGTCGTGGCGCGCTTCGTGTTTCCCTGAAGGAGAGCCTTGATGGCCACCATATTGCTGTCCGCGGCCGGCGCCTCCATCGGTGCGGGCTTCGGCGGATCGATCCTGGGCCTTTCCGGCGCCGTCATCGGGCGCGCCGTGGGCGCTACGCTGGGCCGGGTCATCGACCAGCGGCTGATGGGGCCGGGCTCCCAGCCGGTGGAGACCGGGCGGATCGACCGGTTTCGTCTGACGGGAGCATCGGAGGGTGCGCCGATCGGTCAGGTCTGGGGCCGGATGCGCGTGTCCGGGCAGGTGATCTGGGCCTCGCGGTTCCTTGAGACCGCGACCACCTCGGGCGGAGGCGGGAAGGGCACGCCGACCCGGCCGAAGGTCACCGAGTATTCCTATTCGGTGAGCCTTGCCGTCGCGCTGTGCGAGGGCGAGATCACGCGCGTCGGCCGTGTCTGGGCCGACGGCGTCGAGATTGGCCGCGATGACGTGACGATGCGAGTCTACAGCGGCTCCGAGGATCAACTGCCCGATCCGAAGATGGAGGCCGTCGAAGGTGCGGGCGCGGTGCCCGCCTACCGTGGCATCGCCTATGTGGTCTTCGAGGACCTTGACCTTGGCGCCTTCGGCAACCGGGTGCCGCAGTTCTCCTTCGAGGTGCAGAGGCAGGCCCAGGGGCCGCAGATCGACACCGTGACGGATCTGGTGCGCGGGATCAGCGGCGTCGCGCTCATCCCGGGGACGGGCGAATACACGCTGGCCACGACGCCGGTCCATTATTCGACCGGGCTGGGGGAGAACGTTTCGGCGAACATCCACTCGCCGGCGGGCAAGACCGACTTCGCTTCGTCGTTGGAGACGCTTGGCGAGGAACTGCCCGGTTGCGGTTCGGTCTCGCTCGTCGTGTCGTGGTTCGGCGACGATCTGCGATGCGGATCGTGCGAATTGAAACCCAAGGTCGAGGACAACTCCGTCGACGGCGTGGGCATGCCCTGGCGCGCGGGAGGCATCGCCCGGGCGGCGGCCGAGGAGGTGATCCGGGATGCCGGGCGGCCGGTCTATGGCGGAACCCCCGCGGACCAGTCCGTGGTCGAGGCGATCAAGGCGCTGAGGGCCGCGGCGAAGCACGTCGTCTTCTATCCGTTCGTCCTGATGGAGCAGATGTCCGGCAACGGCCTCGCCGACCCCTGGACGGGTGCGGCCGACCAGCCGGTGCTGCCCTGGCGCGGCCGGATCACCTTGTCGGCCGCCCCGGGGCGGTCGGGCACGCCGGACCGGACGGGTGCGGCGGCGGCCGAGGTGGCGGCCTTCTTCGGCATGGCGCAGGCGACGGATTTCACTGTCAGCGGAACGACTGTCGGCTACGGCGGCCCCGTCGAATGGTCCTACAGGCGCTTCATCCTGCACTATGCGCATCTCTGTGCAGCGGCGGGCGGTGTCGATGCCTTCTGCATCGGTTCGGAAATGCGCGGGCTGACCCAGATCAGGGCAGCCGGGGACACCTTTCCGGCCGTGGCGGCCCTGCGGGTGCTCGCGGCCGAGGTGCGCGCGATCCTCGGGCCCGCAACGAAGATCGGCTATGCCGCCGACTGGTCGGAGTATTTCGGCTATCAGACGCCAGAGGGCGACCTGCGCTATCATCTGGACCCGCTCTGGGCCGATCCGGCGATCGACTTCATCGGGATCGACAACTACCTGCCGCTGAGCGACTGGCGCGACGGGCAGGACCATGCCGACGCGCACTGGGGGTCCATCTACAACATCGACTATCTCAAGGCCAACATCGCAGGCGGCGAAGGCTACGACTGGTTCTATGCGAGCGCAGCCGAACGCGATTCACAGCGCCGCACCCCGATCACCGATGGCGCCCATGGTGAAGACTGGGTCTGGCGGGTGAAGGACATACGTTCGTGGTGGGAGAACGCGCATCACGACCGGATCGGCGGCGTCAAGGGCGCTGCGAGCCCCTGGGTGCCAGAGTCGAAGCCCGTCTGGTTCACCGAATACGGTTGCGCGGCAATCGACAAGGGCACGAACGAGCCGAACAAGTTCCTCGACCCGAAATCGTCGGAGTCGCTGCTGCCCGCCTATTCGAACGGACGGCGCGACGATCTGATCCAGATGCAATACCTGCGCGCGATGATCGACTACTGGCGCGATCCGGTGCACAACCCGGTGTCAGGCGCGTATGGCGGGCCGATGGTCGACATGGACCGGGCCCACGTCTGGGCCTGGGATGCGCGCCCCTTCCCCGTGTTCCCTGCGAACACGGCCGCCTGGGCGGACGGGGCGAACTATGCGCGCGGGCACTGGATCACGGGGCGCGTCTCGGCGCAGCCGCTGTCGAGTGTGGTGGCCGAAATCTGTGGCGGGTCGGAGGTTGCCGACATCGATGTCAGCGGGCTTCATGGGCTCGTGCGCGGCTATTCGGTTGCCGACACCGGGACCGGCCGCGCGGCCTTGCAGCCCCTGATGCTGGGCTACGGGTTCGAGGCGGTGGAGCGTGACGGCAAGCTGCGGTTCCGGATGCGCGACGGGATCGCGGCGGCCGAAATCGGACCCGATGCGCTTGCTGTCAGCGACGAGACCGATGGCTGGGTGGAGACGGTGCGGGCGACCGAGGCCGAACTCGCCGGGCGGGTGCGGCTCAACTATGTCGAGGCAGAGGGCGACTACGAGGCCCGTGCCGTCGAGGCCATCTTTCCGGACGAGGGGACGCGGGGTGTTGCCCAATCGGAGCTTGCGCTCGCGCTGACGCGGTCTGAGGGGCAGCGGATCGTCGAGCGCTGGTTGGCCGAGGCGCGCGTCTCGCGCGACGGGGCAAGGTTCGCGGTCGCTCCGTCGCATGGCCATCTCGGCGCGGGCGATGTGGTGGCGGTTGCAGGCGGGCTGTACCGCATCGACAGGGTGGAGCAAGCGGGTGCCGTCGCAATGGAGGCCGTCCGGGTCGAACCGGCCGTCTACGTGCCGTCGGACGAGGCCGAGGAGCGGGTCACACCGAGGACCTTTGCCGCCCCGGTGCCGGTCTTTCCGCTGTTCCTGGACCTACCCTTGATGAGCGGGACCGAGGTGCCCCATCAACCGCATCTGGCCGTCAGCGCGACTCCCTGGCCCGGTTCCGTGGCCGTCTTTTCCTCGGATTCGGACGCCGGATATGCGCTCAACAAGCTCATTCCGGCGCGC